AAGCGAGTTGACTTCTGCTTGGGTAAGAACGCTGAACAAAACCAGACAGCGTTCAACCTTCTAGCATTTCAACCTAACGAATGGGCCGACGAGAACGGCGGCACAATCAAGGTGTACGAAGTGAAAGAAAAAGCAGACGGCACTACAGACGTAACGAAGACAGGGAAGAACTTCCCGAACTTCTCAGTGTCTAAAGATGCACTCGCCCGTCTAGGGATGCAAGTTGCCCGTGACGTAGGCATCTGGGTAAATGATGGAGACAGCAATGTCCCCCTCAAAGTCTGGGACCAAGCTTCTGGACAAACCCAAGACGATGCCATCGAATGGGACTGGCTCGCCCGACGAGAAGAACTCCAAGCGTTCGCCTATAAGGGCAACTAATGGAGGAGGGCGGAGCAGTCGCCCTCACCACGGAGGAGATCGACGCCCTTCTCGAAGGGCACGATCTCCCCGAGGGAGAGAGCCAATACAAATTTTTTAGACCAACCTCTGACGCCGTAGAGCGATGGGTTGAATACGCCAAAGGAAGCCACGACTGCTTCTATCTAGGTCTTAACGACATAGACCAGAAGATGCGAGGCGTTTGGCCTAGCGACGTACTCGTTGTCACAGGCAGAGCACACAGCGGCAAGTCCGCAGTCATCCTCTCGTCCATGGCACGCAACCTCTTAGAAGACCCAGACTTTCATGGTGTCATCTACACGCCAGATGAACCAGAAATTCTTGTTGTCTCTAAGTTGTATGCCCTGCTATATCAGCGGAACTTAGCTGAAGTAGAGGAAGCCTTACGCACAGAAGACGAAGTTGTCCTCAACGAGATCCGAGAAGCCAAAGATGGGTTCTTAAACAGGATTAAGATATTCCCAAACGCTTTATCGTTCTCTGACATGTCAGAAGCGATGCGTGAATGCGAGGACTACTGGCAAGCTAAACCCAGATTCGTTATGGTCGATTTCCTTGAACAACTCCCAGGCGCAGCAGGATACGAAGGAGTATCTACTGTCCTTAAAGGATTAAAGGAATGGGCTGAAATGGAGAACCTTCCAGTAGGGCTTATCCATCAGTCAGGCAAAGGTTCCACTCGGGGCCAGTCAAGAGGAATGGACGACGGCAAATTCAACGCAGATGAATACGCAATCCTGCAGTTGAATGTGTTCCGTCAACGAGACAATCCGAAACTATCTGACGTTGAACGACGGATTCATTCCGTATCAGTGTCGTTAGATCTATGCAAAAATAAGAGGCCGCCATGCCATGTAACCAACCCACCCATCGACTATTTCATGGACCCCCAATGCGGACTGGTCCGAGAATATTACGAGAGTGACATTCCAGGTGATGACAGATGGGTCGAATAACTAAAGCAAACCAGAAAAGATTCGCCACTCTTCATGGAGGGGGGCACCTCGCTAATGTATCTAACGGGGTTACCCCTCTCCTAGAGGAGAGCGGCGACTACGCACCAGTTACAGAAGAACGCATCTCTCAACACCTAACAGGGGAAGGGCCAGCCCTCGGGGTTTACCCACTTTGGAAGAAAAGCGGAGTGTGGTTGGTGAACTGGCTGGCAGTAGACCTAGACGAAGGAGAAACTTCCAGCGTTCACGCTGACAATCTCATTCGCCTGCTGGAAGCCAAGGGCATTCAAGCATGGAAAGAAACATCGAAGAGCAAGGGATACCACGTATGGGTATACCTAAGAGAACCAATCTCAGCTTCGATAGGGCGCAACGCCATGATCGGAGCTTGCAGAATAGTTCAAGTCCCCACTCGTGAGGTTTACCCCAAACAGGTTTCACTTGAACCAAACAGAATAGGTAACTGTTTACGGCTTCCCTATCCAGATAAACGGAACAAAGGAAGACACGAAGTCTTCGATCCTGACGGGGAAGGGATGCTGGATGTTTCAAAGTTCATCGAACAAGCATGGGAGAAGAGAACACCTGTCTCGTTAATCAGATCCCTCCTCCCTCTGTACGAAGCAACCAAACCCAAACTGAAACAACCTTCCAAAGACTTTTCCCCGAAGGACGGCTTCAAAGGCACAGCCAAGAAGATATGGGAAGACCTCAACACACAAGACAGATCAGCAACGATGTATGCCTTTGCTTCCAGTCTGTTGTGGCAAGGATATTCATTTGACGCTACCGTGGATTGGGTGCGACGACTAGATCAGAGACTCGGCAAGTTCTCCGAACGTAACGATCAAGAAGCTCAGATACGGAACCTAGTGCAGAAAGCTGCTGATGAAACGACCTGACTCTTACACCTTCACAATTCCTGGGAAACCCAAAGTGAAAGGCCGACCTCGCTTCACCAAGAGCGGTCGAACCTATACACCTAAGAACACTAGGGAAAGAGAAGAACACATAAAGAGTCTTTACAAAGGCCCAAAGTTTGAAGGGCCAGTCGAACTGCACTGCTTATTAACTGCAACAGAGACAGTTGTCACGATCACACCTTTCGATGCAGAGAAATGTCCGTTGCGTGGCGACGCAACAAACTATTTGAAAGCTGTTGAGGACGCACTTAACGGTGTGGCTTATGAAGACGACTTACAAATTTATCGGATCATCGGGGAAAAGAAATGAACCAGCCCTTTCATCAAGGCTCATACCAGCAGCGTTACACGCAGATGGGTGATGAAGCTGAAAGCCATTTCGAGAAGAACAACACAGCTTGGGTCAGGTACGGTTTAAACCGTCCTGACTTCCAAGTGCATCGACTTCCTCACCACATTCGATACACCCCAGACTATTTGCAAGGCAACCCTGTTCGCCTTGTCGAAGTTATGGGTATGGGTAAAACTCCGTTAAAGATTAAACTTGAGAAGATCGCTGCGTTACAGTGGTGGGATGCATCTGAAATAGATGTATGGTTTTGGATCTGGTCCTCAACCAGAGAAAACTTTGCGGAACTGAAGTATCGAGACATGGTAAACATTATCAACAAAGAAGACGCACCTTTAGGGAAGTTCCCTGAAGGCAAAGCGTACTTCAGTGTGAGTTCCAAGCTTCTGCCTTGGAACGATGCATGACCCCGATGAGGGGGAAGACGACAATCCTTTTGAAGAAGACGAATTAGAATATTCGTATGACGAAGGTTCTAGACGACGGATTGGTAACGAACGCAGAAAAACCACAGGTGTCGTAAGAAAAGCAGGCACAGGTTTTGACGAGGTTGGTGGGGCTGAGTTCATAGAGGCCATGAAGCAAATGAAGCTTCCGTCCCTTAAGCCACCACCTAATCTGCTTCCAAGAGAAAATTTACGAGCGCCTATTCTTTTTGAACACGCTCCCCAGAATCATAAAACTTTTACTCCATGGCATGAAACTGAGTTGGGTGCCTTAATGGAAACCAAACCCTTTGAGGAACCTCATCCTGATTGGGAAACAAAAAACAAAGAACTCAAAGACCTCCGCACTGCTGTGCAGGAGGTCTTTGACTCTCTCAGTGAAGACGAAGAATGGTTGTACAACTGTCTTGTTGAAGTTGGCTTATCCTTACGCTTCCTGTCACGAGTGCTCAATATACCTAAAAGCACGTTAGCTCGTAGGCGAGATTCACTCGCTCAGAAACTAAGAGAAAGGCTACTCAAGCATGAGGTGGTGAGGGACTACCTGTTTATTCGTTCAGGTTATCGTGAGCATCCACACAATCTTGAAGAAACGAACTGAGATGCTCTAACCATTGCATGATCGAAGTCAAACTCATTAAGTTTCCCTTGCGTGAATCCTGCCAAGCGTCAAGAAATTCTCGGATCTCGTCATCATCAAACACCATGAGCACACCTAAAGTGCCGTCCACCCAAGTTCCATGAGTGCCATCATTAATGTCCATCAAATGGCGGTTAGCTAAGAGATCGTGATGTATTGCATCCTCAAGCTCTAAGCCTTCTTCGGCCATCCAGTTGGCCCAAGTATCCTCGAATTCCTCTTCCACAAGGTCAACGCCCCAAACGTGCCTTTGCGAGAGTCTTAACTGCAGCAATGCCAGCAGCCGCCGCAGCCGCACCAGCAGCCTGCCACGTTGACACATCCGTAATAACGAACACAGCCAAACCTGCTTCAACTGCTGTCCAGACAGATCGTTCGATCCAGTCTGCCCAGTCAAAATTCTTCTGAGAAACTTCAGTCACATTTCCTACTTTCCAAAAGGCCGACCACCGTGATACTGGTTACCAAGACCAGTTTCACGTAAGAACTTAGCCTGTTCTTTCGTGTTGGCCCCTTGGTTAGTATCAGGTTTTTCGTCGGGTTTTTCCTCGGACATGAGTCCTCCTATATGAAAGCTGCGGTGGCCCAACCACCAAACAAAGCATCCCAAGTTTGTAAGCCAACAACGCCGTCGGGTTTCAGAAAAGCTTCAAAACTTTTTTGAAAATCTTTGACGGCTTTAGCGCTTTTTCTGCCATAGATACCGTCTACTGGTCCAGGCGTAAACCCAAGGTCGCTCAGACGCTCCTGAGCGGCCCGTACCGCTTCCCCACGACTTCTCTTGGTAGTAGACAGCGGAGAATGAGAAACCTGCTCTCTGAGCCTGTCAACGTGAGCTTTGATCCCATCCCAATCAATCTTATTTGGATCACCCAAGGGCATAGGCATGCCCGAAGTCACCCAGTCATACAACCAATTCCCAGGACACGTCGAATTACCAAGATCACGATGACCTTTCACCCACAACTTATCCTCATACCTGCTCTGAATATCACCTATGAGCCATCGGATCGAGTCCCTTGCGGCCTGTGGAATTTCGACAAATCCCCAACCCGTATAACAAATCGACTCAGTGCGACTATTCCAGCCCTTCGTAGCACCTGAAACAATTCCTGCTCCTCTTCCTGCATAAATGACCCCTTCAGGGTCAACCAGCCAGTTATAAGCAATAGCGTTCCAACCACGAGAATCCATGTGGAAACGCTCGAAAGCTTTCAACGCAGCAATCCCTTTGGGAGCTTCTTTCACTCCACTGTGGTGAACAACTATTCCCTGAACACGCCACTTCTTTAACTGTGTGAAAGGTTTCTTTGGGGGGCGTGCTTCCCAACCCTGTCGCGAAATAATGGTACGCATAACAACAATTATACGCTTCTACCCATAAGGTCCCGAACATCTCTCATATCTTGAGAATACTTGATCCTATCTTTAATAAGTTGGTTTCGTTTTTCCTGAGGAGTGTTTGTCCTTACACCCAAACCAAGGAAAGTTGAAAGATAAGTAGTGATAAGTCTGCGTTGTTTAGCTTCCTCATTAGGAGCTAAACGACGGGCACGACCAAGAATAGGCATCAACTGTTCAACAACGTAAATGTCTTGATCTCGCATCTTCCACTGACCAGCTTTATTCTTCTCTGCTTTACCAAAAGCACCAAGCAACTGCATAGCCCCAGGAAGTTTCTCGATAGCTATAGGTACTTGCTGATATCTGCCAGTGAACGGTATGTCAGCAAACGTACGCTTGAAAGCCCACAACTCAATAGGTAACTTGTAATGAGGAAGAGCACCTTCGATCACACTTCTCGCAGGAGCAGTGGGGGACTTCAGATATCTGGCAAGGTCCCTGAAAGGAAGATCAGGCATGGCATACACACGATTGCCGCCTGTAGTAAATGGCAACCTAATTGCCATGTTCTCTCCGAAGTAGTCAGGAACTAATCCTTCTTTGTCAGAAGTCAGTTCAAGTTCACCTTTGACTTGAACAAGTCTTGCCCAAGCTTGAGGTCGTTTACCGAATGATTCAAGAAGGACAGGCAGAATGTTTTTCTGCCATGTCCAGAATGGGATAACTCTTTTAATTTTTTGGTCTAAGGCAGTGAGGTTGCCGTAATCGAAATGATATTTGTAGACAGCGTTTAGAGCTTCTTCTCTGCTGCCACCATTCATCATCACGTGATGGGCGAGAGAACCACGAAGTGTAAACTCTGCTCGCTGGTTAAGACGACCAATAGCCGCAAACAAATAGAAATCTCTACTTATTGGGTTAGCTGTTCCTGCTTCTCGCCAACTCATTCCCATGTCGTTAATAGCTGAGTTGACTTCCATCGAAGTGATACCAGTATTACCCATACCAGTTTCTGCCCAGTCAGCCATGACATCCCACTCGGCAGGCTCAACATTCATTAAGCCATACCCAGCTTTAGTTGACTTGCCTTCCGCAGCTATTTTCCTCGCTCCGTAAGCCACATCGCCTTGCCGTCCATCTTCAGCAGCAACTTTCAAAGCTTTCCTTCGCATAATGTCTATGCGAAGTTGATAGCTCACAGGCACACCAGCAATTTGGTTATTGATCCAAGTACCACCAAGAAGGTTACGGAAAACGAAACCTGGAGTTGCGACAGCTTGAGCTTTCCAATAGTTAATTACTTTGTCGTACTTAGTCATAAATTCTTTAGTACGAATAGGATCACGCAATCTAGCCATCGACTCAAACGCAGCTTCAAATAGCTCTACCGTTTCATCAGTAGCCCCTACAAGCTGATAGCCCTTTAAGTGCTGACGAGTTCGACTAGATCTCTCAGAACTCTTACCTAAAGTAGAACCAGTAATTAAATAATCTTCAACATATTCTTCATAAGCTGCAGAAAGATTGGCTCGTTCTCTAGCATTCCGTAATACTTTTAATGCTTCTTTTTGATTGAGTGCAGCGTCCATTCGCTTAACAGTGCCAGCTTGCACATCATCTAAAGTTCTTTGAAGATCTAGCGACAAGTTACGAATATATTGTTGCTGCCAACCAATGCCAGCCTCAACAACAGCTAGCTGCGCCTCATCAATCTTCGTAGTTCGCAAAGCATCCCGTAGCTCAGGAACAACTTCAGCCAACCACTCACGAATATTATCTACCTCTTGAAGAACCTTAACTTTCTGTTCTTCCAAATATTCTTTCCGAGCTTGAAGCTGACGTACAGTCTCTCTGTTCTTAACAGCCCCAGCCTTACCCTTAACCCCAGCACGAATCTGATCCTCTAAAGCTGTAATTCTTGCATCAAGAATTTGTTCAACAGCTTGAACGCTTCTTTGAGTAGCATTTTCAATCACAGCTTGAGGAGCATTCATATTGCTCAACAAGAACTTCTCTGCCTCAAACAAATCTGTTTGAAGCCTACGAACTTCCTGAGCCAACTTGATCCACTCCCTATAAGGCTCAGAAGAAAATATTTGTTCTATTACTTTCTGTTCACCAGCAGTAGTACGCTTCGGCATTTTCGGGGAAGGAGGAACATAGGTTCCTGCTTCCAACGCATCGACAGCATCAAAGTCGTCTAAGTAAACCCAACCGTTCTTAGCTTGCCGAGAACGGAACTGACGATCAGCAGACCTCGCCCTCTTGTAGACAGGCACATCGGGGCGAGGAACTGGAATAGAGCCGCCTCCTGGGAGTCCTATTGACATAGGTTCGTCTATGACCTGATCTACTAGATCAAACCTGCTTGCAGTCTTAGGTTGCATTTCAATAGCTTCATAAACACGAACTTCAGTTCCATCTGCAAGTCTGTAAGACTCGTCCGTTGGACGAACCTGAAACAAAGGGCGATCCACATTCCCGAACGTCGTTTGAGCTTTAGCTCCAGCCGCCCCAGCAGGAGGTTCTTCCAATCCGTAATACCAGCCTTTAGGTGTCGGAACACCAGAATCAGCATAAACCCACAACTCGTCAGTATGAGCATTCACAGCAAACACATCACGCTCAACAACGCCACCTGGCTCCATGCGAGGAGGCATTTGAGCAGCAGGCTCTCCTCTCGCAGTCATCCTTGCAGCACGATCAGCTAAATACTGCTCTGCTTGCTGACCAGTCAAACGAACCCTCGAACCCTTAGGCCCATCAACTTCTATCGCCCCATCAGCCAAACGATGAACACCGCCACTATTAACAGGACGATCTCTTCTTTGAACCTTAGGAGTAGGAGGAGCAGGAACTTCCCTAGCAGGCATCCTTACCGCAACACGTTCAACTACCGACTTTGCAGGAACAGGGCTAACAGCCTCTGACCCAGCAAATTGGGCTAAACGATAATGCTCGTACACATTCCTAGAAATAGTTCCTTCAAATTGTTGTCTAAGTTCTTCTACTCGTCGTTGCTCTTTAGCAATAAGCTGTTCTTGTTTCTCTATATTTGTGGCTCTCTGATCTAAAGCATCTTCAATCTTCTTGCCAACATTTCGAGATGCAGTAACTTGCTGCTTAGAACCCTTCTTAACATTCTGAGCGTAAGTCCCAGCTTTAGGAGTTGGATTAAAATAAATAGAACGCTGCTGACGAGGAAGCCATACAACAAGCCCTTGCTCACCGCTGTTCTTTCCCGTAGTAGCAGAAGCCCGAGGTCCCGTAATAGGGATCTCGTCACCGTCAACATTCACAACCCACTCAGCATCAGAACGCTTACTGATAGTGAATGATTCTCCACCAAACTCAGTCAACCCACCATCAGTAGGACGAACCCTGCCTCCCGTAACCCCCACAGCTTTTGACGGACCAGTAGAAAACTTTACAGTTGATCCAGCAGCTAACTCTTCAGCGATCAAACCATTAACGTCGTCAACGTACTGTGCAGGCCAATTCTCCGCTCCTGCGGATTTGGCCCCACTCCATGTCGAAGGCTCTTGAGCAGCTTTCTGTAAAGGCTTACCGCTTTGGACCGCTGTCCCAGATCTTTGAGCAACATAATCTTCAACAAACCTTTGGAAGCGTTCAAGTTGCAACTCGCCAACATTCTTTAGGGTCACTTGACCACCAGAAGATACGATGGTCATAGAAGAACTAGAAGCCCAATCAGGATTAGCTTCTTTGTAAGCATTCACAATCGCTTTAGTTTCGGACCCCCC